CTTCACCAACTATGTATGGTTTGTTTTTCATAACTGGACCACCAAACTGTTTCTTAGTAATATTACTAATACCACCACTTGGAGCAAATGTGGCACTATATCCAAAGAATCCAAATATACTTTGTAATGCTGTTTGTACAATCATAAGTCTTATTGTGTCAGCAATCATTTGTTTTATTGCTTCTTTGAATGTATTTTTAAGTGCGTCAATGGCATTTTCGCCTTCAAATAATGCGTTAGTTAAATCATTTGCTATGGCACTATCTATGTCTTTGATAGCATTTTGGAATATAGCCATATCCATTTCTGCTTCACTTAAACTGCCTTTTAAGGCTATTATAGCCGCTTCATATTGTTTAAGATCAATATCACCTACTCTAAATGCTTCGTTTATTGCTGACTGGACTGCTTCAAAGTGTTCAAAGTTTTCTACATCGCCTACTTCTTTAAGTAAATCTTGGAATCTTTCTTTCATATCTTCCAGTTTTTCTGCGTTAGCATCTACTGGAACAAATAACTCTCCAAATGCGTCCTCTACTTTTTTAACAGCATCTTCATATGCTTCAAACTGGTCTACAGTAAAGGTATCGCCTAACTCGTCTTTTATTGCTAATAACTTGTCTCTAAAAACAGCAAAGTTGGTAGGATCTCTTAAACTTTCTCCTAATCCTTTAATAGCATCCTGTATTCTATTGATTGTGGATACTGGCTCTTTATCATCATCGCCACCACTACCGCCACTGCCGCCATCTTCAGCAGGCATACCAGCAAGTTTTTCTCTTAGTGCTACTATTCTTTCTTCTAACTTGATTATTTCTTGGGCTCTTCTACCTAACTCGAGGCCGGGGGTATCTCTTGTGCTAAATCTTGTAGTTTCATAATACAAGTTCATTGCTTCTGTGAGATCTAAAACTTTTTGTGCTAAACTTTCTATTTCTTGTTCAACTTTTTCTCTGCCTTCTCCCACAATGGCTTCTACAAGTTTTGTTTCTCTTCTTTCTAAAACTCTGTTATACAGTTTAACTGCTTCTACAAGACCGTAAATAACTAAACCTACTTGTGTTAAACCACCTATAAGTCTTCCTACACCAAATAACCATCTTTTATTATTGCTGGTTATTTTTTCAGTTACCATTGGTATTCTACCACTTGCTCTGCCGAAATCTCTTGATGCGCCTTCTAATAACTTGACACCTGTCGCAGTCTTAAATGTGTTTATGCCCCATCTTCTAACTGCTTCAGAGGTAATGCCAGCCTTTGTAGCAAAATCGCCTAATAATGACACACCTTTTCTAATACCAAATCCTGCGGCAAATATACCTGCTAATATACCTAAGAATCTTGTAAAGTCTTTAACAGCATCTATATTTTTGTTTAATGCTTCAAGTGAGTTTGTTAAACTACCAATAGCATCACCTAATGCTGTATTCACATCACCAAACAAGTTGTCTGCTAACAAGGATAACTGATCATTAAAGTTACTGAATCTTTGTGTTGTATTTTCTAATCTATTTTGTAAAGCACCACCGAATCTTTCATTTATGCCGTCGCCTAATGCTTCTATTATTCTTTTAGCACCTTCGGCACTTTGCCCTGCTTCACTTATTCTCTTTCTTGTTAAACCTAACTTTTCATTTAGAATATCATAAACAGGAATACCTCTGTCGCCCAGTCTTTCAAGTTCTTCTAATCCTAATCCACCAGCAGTAGTTCTACTGATTAAACTTATTGCTGATTGGAAAGCACCTAACTGATCTGTTGTAATGGCTGCCGCATTGGCAAATGTTAGTATGGTGTCTTCTGTGGGTTCAATACCGGCACCTTTTAACTGTATAAATGCTTTTGTTATATCTTGTACTGTGAACTGAGTTCGACTTGCTATGTCTGTGACTCTGTCGAATGCGTCAGCACCTTGTTCTAAGCCACCAAATACTGTTGATAAACTACTACGCAAGTCTTGGAAATCAGCACTTATTGTTAGTGCTTGTTTAACTCCTGCTAATGCTGTGGCAAATCCTGCCGCCGCTACTGCTGTTTTGGCAAAACTTTGTGTACTTGTTCTTTCAAAGCCTTTTACATTTTGTTCACTACGGTTTAACTGAGTGTTAAACTTTTGATTATCTAACTCTAATGTTACTCTAATATCTCTTGCCATTATATTCTCTTGATATACCTATCTGCTTCTTTGTCCCAATATTCTATAGTTGGTTCTGTGAAACCTTTTGGTGCTTTAGGACTTATGCCATCATCTAATGGACCGGCATATGGATAGTTTGCTTTTATTTTGCTGTTTGATATCTTTCTTGTGTTTCTACGAGCATTACCACCTGCTACAGGTGTATTATTTTTCATAACAGTTTCGCCTTTTTTAACCAAATGAGTGCTGAGTCCTTTTAACTCCTTTATTCTTTTCTTAAAAATGCTACTATCTATTTTCATTTCTTGCTTTGGCTCTCTCTGCTACCTCTTTTAATGCGTTTTCATCAAACAGTTTGTTGTCCATACTGGCATCTTTGTTATGCTTTTGTTCTACAAACTGCTTATAAGTTAAAGCAACATCTATCACTGTTATATCAAAACTGTCACCGTTTTGTAACACTTGGCTTGGTAACTGCCCATATCTATGTCCTAACTGATCCAACAATAGCAAATATGTTGTATCTGCGTCGCCGGGGGTTATAGTATGGTTACTTACTTTCCCAAATGTTCGCTAACCATTGTTATGACTTCTGTGAGCACATCAAAAGGCAACTCAGCACCATCATTTACAATGCTGTTTCCTTTTTCATCTAATATAAGTGTACTGACAAGTTCGGCAATATCACTAAAGTTTTCTCTGTCAGCATTTGCTAACCTACCGAATACTGCTAATGGTTGCCTGTCATAGACATAAAACTCTAAACTGTCACCATATTTTTTGACAAGTTCTTCTTTTTCTACTGTGAGTTTTATAAGTTTTGGTTTTGTTGCTAAATCTTTTAAGTTCATTGTTTTTTCTCCATATCTTCTAACAAGTGGTTTATCGCACTCAAACAAAAACTAAGTCTGTTTGATGCTTTTTCTAAATCTTTTTCCGCACAACGAAGTTCGCTTTTAGCCTTCGCTGTCTCCTCTATCATCGACTTCAGTATGTCCGTCGTCGAGTGATTCTGCCATATCTTCATAACTGGTTTCCTCTATATCTATATTTATTTCCTTTTTCTTCGCCTTTTTAGTATGCTTTATACTGCTATCCGGCAAATCAATACCGTGTTCTTTGGCATAGTCGTCCATATTGACTGTATCACCATTTGGTAATGTAATCATACGATCCTCTCTGCCAGTCCAAACACCGTGTTTGAATAGTCTTAAAAACTTATGTTCCATATCTTCTCCTTAAAAATACCCCCTACTGTTATGTAAGGGGTATAAAGTCTAACTACTGAAGTTATGCTGTGACATCACCTTCTGTCAAATCACCGTTGACTTCGATAGTAACTGGAGTTACCCATAAAGGCGCCCCCGGATTTACTGTAGGAGCAAGTCCTGTAATAAATCCACTACCTTCGATATATTTGTTACCACTTACGGAAGTGCCTTCAAAATATACTCTAAAGTCGATAGATGTTTTGTCATTACTGGTTCCAAACAATCCTTTATTGATGACTGGTGAAGCATTTGCTCCATCACCAAAGAACTGTGTCTCGTCGACCACCAAGTTTAGTCCAATGCTGTTAGTAGCAACTGTTAAAACAACTGCTTCACTTTGACTGTCTAAAGTTTGGTATCTAAAAGACCCTTGATTATTCGTAACCGTAATATCTTGTAGGTTTGCCAATGTGATTGTATTCGCCGCCGCCGCTAAGTTGGCGCCTGCGTCTCCGATCACTACTGTTGCTTCAGTTGTGCTTTGGCTTACATTTATTACTGCCATTTGGGTCTCCTTTTCTTATATTGTTGTAAACCTATACTCAAATGTATAAGTTAGTATATCGCTTTCGATTTCAGTTGTTACACTACTTGTAGCAGATGTAACATTTGCCACTGAACTCTTAGCATTTAAGATACTTGTAATACGAGTATCTAAATCGCTTGGTTGGTTTTTAGCATCTACACTTAGGAAAGCATTTAACACACTTTCTGTTTGATAGATATCATTGCTGTTGTTCACAAACTGGTATGCCTCTGTTAGTTCTGTCTCTTCAGCATCTAAATACAAAACTTTCATATTTTTGATGTTTAGAGTGTCACTACCACTGGTATACGGCAGTTCTTGGCTTACAGATATGTTACCTGTAGCAAGATCTGTTTGTAGTTGTGTAAGCAATGTACTTCTAATACTCATTACCTAACTCTTGTTGTTGCTCTTTTATTTCTTGTTCTGCGATTAGTTCTAAATGACACCATACGGTCTTCATCATCAATACCATCGCCCTCTCTGTCATACCAGTCCCACATATCTAATAGTTCTTCAAACAAGTTGTTAAACTTATTCTCATAATATTGGATTTTTTGGACCTCGGGAGAAAGTTCATCACCAAAATCAGCAACTTTAGGCAGTATATACTCCTTTAAGGTGTAATATGCTGTCATATCGCTGAAATCTGCTTGGCGACTAACTATTCTGTTTGGGTTGATAGCAGGAATGTTATTGAAATCATCAATCCCTTGTCCTGTTACTCCCAAATACTGTCTCCATTTAGCACTTGACCTAATCTTTTGATTGATTCTGTCTGTGCTTTTAACAGCCAAGTCTTCAAGATACTCATCAAGAGTAGTAGGCGTATTAGGAGCATCGGCAAACTTTATTTCGTTACTGTCAAATATTCTTTGATCTTTGTCGCGAATGTCTGCTGAGTCACAATAACTTGTAACTGATCCATCTACTGTAATAAACGCCATAACTAACTCCCCTTACGATGCGGCAATGCCTGTTACGATATTGTTACTTCTCAAGAAACGGATACCACTTGCTTGACCGATAAGACTATCAATCAATACTCTTTCAGCAAGAGCACTTAAACTACCTATCGCACCTGTTGATGAAATATTCGTCAAGGCTTCCACAAGTTGTAGTTCCACTGCTGGTGAAATCACCGCATAGTAAAAACCACTTGCGTCTGTTGGAGCATTTTCGGCTCTTAGTTTAGCAACTGCGTGTCCAAAATCACCCAAAGTAGCCTTTTGTGCTGACGCACCTACGGCAGTATTACCTGCGACTGCTTTGATATAGTTTTTGTGAACTTGACAGAAGCCGTTTCTCATTGTAGCAACCATTTCAACTTGGTCTCTCGAGATGTCTTCGAACTGCTTCAACTCTGCGGATCTTTTAACCGCATATCCCATAGCCTCTGGTGAGAATACTGGGCAAATATCTTGTGAACCTGTGATTGTGTTTACAAGTTCGATATTGTCGCCTGTTGAACCGTCTAATACAGCCGCGTTTGCTGGTGCTGTATCTGTGTTATTCAACATAAACTTGAAGCCTGCTTCATCTGTTGTTTGTGCTAACATTCTTGATAATCTTGTTACCACACTATTTCTTACGGTTTCTAAACCGCCATCTTCTAATGCTTCCATATTTACGAGTGAGAAAGCACCTTTCTTTTGAACCGCTAAGTCTACGGCTGTTGGTGCGAAATCGGGTAAAGTTCCTTGGTTACCACCACTGGTGATATCTGCGCCTTCACTAAGATTATCCGATGCCTTGCCCCACGCATTCGTGACTGGGATTCTCATTTTGTTACCTACTGCGCCTTCGAGATTGTAACTGTTTACAATCAAGGTTGGAGAAGGAAGTAATACAGAGTTATCGTAATATGGGATAAGATCTGCGGATACTTCTTCAAATAGCACATTTAGTAAACTACTGCTTGATACTGACATTTTATGTCTCCTTTTAGTTTATAATGTTATGTTACGGACTATTTGCCTCGTAACTGTTCTATTTTTTTCATTTGCCCTTTAATCATTTCATTTGTGATTTGATTTCTTGGTAAATGTTTGTTATTGTCTCGCAATGTAACATAAGCATTTCTGTACATACTGTCTGTCTTCATTCTACCTTCATCGATAGCAGAAGCAGATTGTTTTACAGAATCGCCTTTGTCTGCGTCAAACACTTCAGTTCCTTTTTTACCAAAAGGTAAGCCTAAACTTTTGCCTACCATTTCAACAGCAGATTTATAATCGGGGGTTTCTCCATCAGTTGTGATAAAGTCATCTCCATTACGAATAGCAAATGTTTCGCCTTCGATTGCGAACATATCCTTGGCTTTCATCAATGTAATAACATTTTCTTTGGCCTCGGGTGTCCAACTGTTGGGCATTTCATTTTGTAGTTTACCAATATGATTGGTTAAAACAAAATCCGTTTTTACACGGTTTAGTTCACTACGCAACTCTTCTACTGTTTGCTCTCTTTTAGCAATAGTAGATTTTAATGCTCCTACATCTAAAGTGTTGACTTCTTCAATATTCGCGGTTTGTAGTTGTTGTACAACATCTTTAACCTGCTTTAAGTCGTCTACATTTAGTTCAGTTAGAATACTCTGTTCTACTTCTCTTTTGGCTTTTGCGGCTATTTGGTTAGTGTCGTCTCTTGTGAAAACTCTAACACCATCCACAAAAAGTTTGCCATCCTTTTGCTCTACTGTAGGTCCTTTCGGTGCTACTTCAGCCTCTGCTTTGGTTGTATCCGCGGCATCAGTGTCTGTTACTGGTTGGATTGTTTCACCTCCAACTGGTGTATCTATGTCCATCTCCGACATTATTACTCTCCTTTTTTAACGATAGAAGTTTAATCGTATGTCAAAATATTAAACACCATTGTCAGTTGTGCTGGAATCCAGTAACTGTTCAAGGCGTTTGCGTATTTTGTCACGCATTTCTTCTACAAATCCTGTGTCTTCTTCATAGTCGACACCATTTTGGCTTTCAAGTGCGGCTTCATAATCATTGTGATTAGCAAATGGCATATAAACTACGCCATCATCTGTCTCGTGAGTATGATGCCCACTGCCACCTAACTCCTGTGCTCTGCTTTCTGCCTGCTGAGCAGTAGGAAAAACTTCTGCTTCAAACATAGTAGCACCTGCGAATAACTGTTGATATGTGGTAAATGCCGACATCAAACTGTTTATTTCGCCTACTTCGTGCTCTAATGCTCTTTTGCTGTATTGTCTATTGTAACTTATGCTGAAATCTGCTGGTTTTTGACCTTCTGTCCAGTCAAACCATATATTGAACAGTTTCATTTCAGCATTTTCCAAGTTTTGTGCCTTTCTACGCACAAATGCTTCTAACTTGCTGTCATACTGTTCCATTTGTTCGCCACTTCTTGCGGCTTTAATGAGTTCATCGCTTCTTATCATTGCGATTTCAGCCATTTTTGTAATCTTTTGTTCTACAAGTTCTCGGATTTCTGTGATTGCTTGTAGTGGTGGTGCGACAAAGTCGTATACATACGCAGGTGATTCGTTACCTATACCTGCTGGGACTCTTACTATACTCCCCGGCTCTGCTCCTATGGCACCATCATTTAGGTTGTCTGTTGTTTCGTCTACTACTAATGTACCGTGTGCTCCATAACTTATCACTGAGTATATCTCTGCCATATCGGCATATATACTCCTTTGGATTTGTGCCAAATCGAACGATGGAGTTGCTCCTACGCCGTTATAAATCTTTAGGCCTTGGTAAACTGGCACACAAGGTATGTAACCGAGTTCATTATCTTCTACGACTCGGTAAAAGTCCTCTATACGCTCTAAGTTGGGACTGTCTACATCGGGGACATAGTCATCTTCCTCCGATGTCCATACTGTTTCTATAGTCTCCGGTGTGATCATCCTATAGACAGTTTGAGTTTCGTCTTCGTGTAACTTTATGACTAACTTTCGTAACACGAGATCGCCTCTGCTGTTAT